TGCGGTACTTTTTATTATAAGTGTCCTCAATGTGGGGAAGTAAAAACAAAAAATTATTGAGGTGGCGGAATGAAAAAAGAAGATAAAACAAAAAAACTGCTATTGCAGGCAATACACGCATTAAGCAGAAATGATTTTAAAAATTTAAAAAGTTACGAAATTCGGTTAATCGATAATGACGAAAGAGTAATAGTTATTTCAAATGAGTTTTTGAAAGACTAACCTTAATTTTAAAAGTTTTTCGAGGTGTGAACAATGAAACAACCACCGGTATATTGTTGTTGCTATCTAAAACGGCATTATCTAGAAATGCTAATCGCAATGTTCCAGAAGTGCTATCATACGCCTCCAGTCTTATAGGAATAGTAATTGGATCATCGAAAATAATTTCGTTATAGCTGGTTATGGTATCACTTTTTCGGATTATATTGTACCTCATATTGCTACTGAAAGCATTACGAATAGAATAAGTTTTGGAGTTTTGAGAAACAGTTATTTTTGAAAGCGTTACAGGGTGAACGGACGCATTCTGAATTTCAATACTAATAACAGCAACTCTATTTGTTCGATATGATTTTGAAAAATTGGGTTTGATTTCATCAGATTTATCGAAGAAAAAAGTTTCCTCGTGGATAATCTCTGCTTTTAGTCTTGGACGTGTTTTCCAATAATCAAAAAAATTTAATAGTAGACCACTTATACCAGTTATTGCTCCAATGATTGATAAGTAAAAAGTTAATGTTAATTTTTCCATAACAGAATTATATCAAAAAATAGAAAGATCAAGAATGACAAAAACAAAAATGAAAGAAGCTGAAAATATGCCTTCCGCCACTGACGAACTTTCGGTTGACAAACTCCAAGAACAGCTTAACACTGCGAAGTATTTCTTTAAAAATATATTAGATGTTAATCCAAACCTAAATAAAGGCCATGTAAGTCATCTTGAGAATTGTGTTCGTGTTATGAAAAATTCAGCTGAAAAAGCACTCGCAGCGATTGAAAAAGGAGAAAACAATGAAATTTAAAGCTAAACCAAAACTATCAGCAATGCAACAATTAGAAGAAGAGCCATTAATGAATTTGGTTTAATTAAGGATTATTTGGATGAAGAAGGATACGTTCATGGCTGGTATGTAGATGGGTACATAGTGGGTAAAATGCTTGAAGCATACGAAGAATATTGTGATTTAGAATTCTGGTGTCCTATTGATAAATCAACACTCGCTTGCTGAAAATCTGAGATTACAAAAAGAGATTGAACGAATATCTCTGCGGAATCAGCTCACGATTTCGAAAAGCATTGCGGATATGCTATATGAAGAATTGAATCCACTTCAGAGAGAAACAATGATTGAGACGTTTGTGCTTGGAGTTAATTATTTAGTTCTATCAGATGAATTGATGAAGTTCGTTACAACTGGGAATAATTATCATATTATATGCGCCTACCTCGCAGGCAAAGCCCTCGGAGTTGATTTAGTGAAAGTGGTGAAGGAATGACCGACAAACTAATATCGCTGGTCAATGACTGGTGAGGAGGAATTGAATGAAAGTAAGAAACGATGTTGCAGATTGGCTAGAATCAAGTGATGAACAGACTTTATGTGATGATTTTTTGACAGAAGAACACGAATTTGACAACTATCTAGGAAAACTTGCTTTAAATTTAGGATACAACTTTGTGACTGATTTTATTGTTGATTTAAAGCGAAATGGATTTGTACGAGAAAGCCAGACGAATACTGGTATGAGGGTGATTAAATGAAACTTTTGTGTAAGCTGTTCGGGCATAAGTGGGAACCAGTACCATTTACAATGAGCGAAGACCGTTGCGTAAGATGCGGAGAAATGCTCAAGCATAATGCTGGGTGCTTCATTTATGATTTCAACCGCTCAGACCTTGACGAGTCAGAGAACGTGTTCCCTGAAAAATGGTTGGATAAACATATGGATTGAGGTGGAGATGAAAAAATTTAGATTAGCAAGTAACTCGGTTGTGGACCAGGATGGAGAACTTCGTTCACGACAACAGTTTGTTAAAGCTGATAGTTATGCTGATGTTATTGAGTATATTGAAAGCAACGCAGGTTGGTATACTGGTGGCAACGGAGCTTTCAAAGTTGCCTATATCGAGGAGGTTGTGGAATCATTCTGATTATAAATATGATATCGTTCATAATTTCGTTACTATCAATCACCATAAACATTTGCATTATTTTAAATAGGAGAAGATAAAAAAGACTTATTGAACGCAAAAAAAGCCCAAATCAATGATATGGGCTTTGAGGGATAACAAGTTAACGTGATGATATGTCCATGCAAAATGAACACGGCCTAATTTGAAGTGATGGATAAGTTCTACGAGTGTATTCCATTGCTTCGATATCATTTTCAAAATCGCCATCAATAAGATATGAATCATTAACTTTTGGGCGATTAGGGCAAGTTCCTTTGTGTACTTCATGATAATCACTGAAGTCACCACTTTTATCTACGACATAGCTCATGAGTTAGTCCTCCTTCAAATAGTTTGTATTGGTTATACAATTTTATTTTAAAACTATTGCTAACTAAGTACAAGCAATATGATTTAAATAAAAGGAAATATAAAAAAGCCCAAGCTGACCTAGCTTGAGCGATTGTTGTAAAAATTATTAGTTACTATTGAATGGTCACATTCATTATACCACTGATTAATTGATAACTATGAAATTTGATTTATTAAAAAATCTTTAACTATAACAAAAAACCCGAACTGACCAAGTTCGAGTTATATGTTCTAGGTTTAAATTTTATTCTTAAAATTTAGGTCTACTACATTATACCATAATAAAAATAAGTTATAACAAAAAAGCTCGAGTTGACCAAGCTCGAGCGAAATACGAATTTACAACTTATTATTTATTTTCGGTCAGTTATATTATATCACATACTGAGCTAGGAACTCGCTAAACTCAACTGGAAGGAAAATAAAATGGATAAAGATTTCTATAAATTAGTAACTCAAAAATTAGCTGAAAAACTAGGCTGTGAACCACAGGATATTTATGTTGTATGGCAATGTAAAACCCTCCAAAATATAAAAGGATTGTTTTCTAGTGATGTTGAAGCTGCAAATGGGATGTATTATGAAGCAACATTCAATGGTGATAAAGGGGAGTTATACTTGGATAGCTACAAAAAGTTAGAAAATGAAGTTATCAAAGTTAAATTTTAAAATACAAAAAAGCCCACGGCAATGGGCTTCGGGGGATTAACAAAAATTAACGTGAGGATGTGTCCATGCAAGATAAACAAGGTCTAACCTGGAGTGATGGATATATTTCTTTAACATATTCCATAGCATCAAGGTCATTTTCAAATTGTTTATTAATAAGATACGAATCAGTGACTGTCGGGCGATTAGGGCAAGCACCTTTGTGTACTTCATGATAACCGCTAAAGTCGCCAGTTTTATTTACAACATAACTCATGATTAAATCCTCCTTCAAATAGTTATATTCTATTATTTTAAAACTTTTATTAGTCTAGCACAAGGAATATGATTTAAATAAAAGGAAATATAAAAAAGCCCAAGCTGACCAAGCTTGAGCTTCGCATGTATAAAATAACACTTTTTCATTTTATTTTGTGGTCACACGTATTATATCATACTGAGCTAGGAACTCGCTAAACTCAACTGGAGGAGAAAAAATGATTGCAAATATAATTATCGTAGCCTATGTGCTACTCATGATTCTTGGCCTGTTCGTTACACCTTACGCAATTGGGAAGCCAAGAAGCCCAATAAGTGTTGGAACTGCAACCTTTAATATATTATTTGGAATTGCGTTTCTGATATCATTATATTTTAAATTAATTAATTAAATAAAAAAAGCCCACGGCAATGGGCTTTATAAATGATTTATTCTAATACTATTATAACATAACAGGAGTTAGAATATGGCAAAAGAATTGACGAAAGCACAATGGCACGATGTTCGAATGACCTTAAGAATTATCATTCGTAATAAGAAGAATGCCAAACAATCTCAGCTTATCAATGAAGCATTAGATAATATTAAAGATGAAGATGATCGTAAGATATTCAAACATTATTATATAGATCGCTGGGGAATCATTAAGATCACAATGAATATGTATTACTCAAAGACTGCAGTCATCGCAAGAAATAATAAAGCAACGCAACAGTTTGCTGAGAAATATGACGGTGGTCATTTACTTAAGATGTTTCATGAATAATATAAAGAACGCTACTTTTTCGTAGCGTTTTTGTTTTACGATTGAATCATGATAGATGTAAGCACACCAAAGGCAAGACACAGGTTCTATTGCTCAGGAGCTTGGAGACGTATGAGAGAACAGATACTCAAGCGTGATAACAATGAATGTCAATGGTGCAAAGCAGAAGGCAGGGTGACAACGGCTAAGACTGCGACACTAGAGATAGATCATATCAAGGAACTTGAGTATCATCCAGAGCTTGCACTAGA